TTTACCTTTGTTATTGAATACGTACAGGTAGCATAATGGTTGATTCAGTAGGGTCAGTAACAGGAGAAAACATGGGGTGGACTGTGCAAAGCGCAGTCTCCCTTGGCAATGATGCCACTACGCATGTAGACTGCACAGATGCAAAGCTAGTGTATATCTTTACAAGCCACAAGCTTGATATGGGTTTTGCTACAGCAGAAGCAGATTCAACTGCAAATGATCTACAGCTACCTGCTGGTACACACTGCATGGTTGTTCCTAAGGGAATAGGTAATGCAACTATATTAAACTATAGTCGTGGTGAATCAGAAACAGTAGCTGTACGTGTAACGTTAGCTTAAACAAAAAGGAATATACTATGGCTAAGATGCCCATGACTATGAAGAACGGCAAGAAGGTTCCAACCTATGCAGCTGACGGTGTTGGCAAAATGAATAAGGGTGGAATGGCTAAGAAGAAACCTGCAGCTAAGATGATGGCTGGTGGTATGGCTAAGAAGAAACCAGCAGCTAAGATGATGGCTGGTGGCATGGCTAAGCCTAGAGCAAAAGCTAGTGGCTATATGTACGGTGGCATGGCTAAGAAAAAGAAGTAATCGCATAACGGGGTTGCAATCTTGTACGTAGTCTGATACTCTAAAACATGGTATAACTGTCCTTGGTCATAAAGGAGTTATACCATGTTTAAAAGATTATTTAAAGCAATGCAGCGTAGTCAAATGCGTAGAGTAGAATACTGGCAACTAAATAACATGTCAGATCAAATGCTCAAAGATATAGGAATTACTCGTGGCGAAATCAGGGACAGGTTCTACAACCAAGAAAAAGTCTGGCGTTAATGCGGCAGGTAATTATACTAAGCCTACTATGCGTAAGTCTCTTGTGGCCTCCGTTAAGGCTAGCGGCAAAGGTGGAAGCCCTGGACAGTGGAGTGCTAGGAAAGCCCAGATGGTTGCTAAACAATATAAAGCTAAAGGTGGAGGTTATAAATAATGGCACTAACTAATCAGAATAAAAAGAAAGTTAAGAAAGTTATTAAGGGTTTAAATAAAGCCTCTAAGCTACACGCAGGTCAAGCTAAAGTTTTAAAAGGCATGACAGGTAAAAAAGTTAAATAACTATGGCAAAGAAAAAAGATCCTAAGGTAGGTACAGGTAAAAAACCTAAGGGTTCTGGCAGAAGACTCTATACGGATGAGAATCCTAAAGATACTGTGTCTATAAAATTTGCTACAATAAAAGATGCTAAAGAAACTATTGCAAAGGTAAAAAGAATAAACAAGCCTTATGCTCGTAAGATTCAAATATTGACAGTATTAGAGCAACGTGCTAAGGTAATGGGTAAGACTGAGATAGTTAAGCTTGCAAAACAGGCAAAGCTACAGTTAAAAAAGCAGAAGGAAAATGCTTAATGCCCTACCTCCAGAGCAATATACCACACTTTAAAGCGTGGGTACGACGTGAATACACTAAGAATATGGAAGAGTATCACGGAGAGTTTCTACACTGTTTGGTAGTAGCCGTCACTACAATGCCAAATAGAACACTTAGCTTCCAAGTAATCTTTACTGGATGCGAGTCTGATGAAGAAGATGACCCTAATGTTCACGGTGGAGCAATGTGGGCTAGGATGCCTTTAACAGCTTTGGTAGCAGACACACGCTATGAGGAATGGCCTGAAGAGTTACCTCCCTATCTGGCGCAACCTTGGGATTGTATGTCGCACACACACTCAGTCTATAAGATAGAACGAGCAAGCCCAGCGCCTTGGATAGCAAAAGTAGATGGGGAGTTTTACCCTGCTAAGTACTACTTCACTGTAGACTATACAGATAATGAAGTGGCAGATGACCCTGCACAACACAAGCAGTCTCACGTACTGGAACTGTTAGATGCAGGGGAATACACAGGTAACATGGTTGCGTTACCTAACAACAGGGTAAGGGTTACTCACCCTGCTTGGTTTGAAACAGGAGAAGGTGCTCCTGACTTTAGACCAAATCAGCATACGTTTAATTCTAAAGAAGACGTAGATTATGTTTGGGATACCCAAAGAGTTTTTAACAATCTTTATCAGGAGACAGAAAAATGAAGATGAAGAAAAAGGGAATGGCTAAAGGCGGAGCCATGAAGAAAAAAGGCATGGCTAAAGGTGGAGCTATGATGAAGAAGAAGGGTTATGCAGCTGGTGGTGCATTGCCAATGAAGAAAAACCCTGCAGGTGAAATGGTTCCTGCCTATGCTATGGATGGCAAAGGTAAGATGAACAAAGGTGGCATGGCAAAGAAAAAAGGTATGGCTAAAGGTGGAGCCATGATGAAGAAAAAAGGTTATGCTAAAGGTGGTATGAAGAAAAAAGGTTATGCTGCTGGTGGTAAGGTAATGACTTACAATGTTGGTGGTATGGTAAAGAGCAGTGGTACTCTTAATACTGGAATTAAAAAAGCCTAATGACTTTAAAAAAATCTCAGAAGAGTCTAAAGGATTGGGGTAAACAGAAGTGGACTACCAAAAGTGGTAAGCCATCGACACAAGGTCCAAAGGCTACAGGTGAAAGATATTTACCTAAGAAAGCTATTAAGTCTTTAAGCTCTTCTGAGTATGCTGCTACAACAAAAGCTAAACGAAAAGGCAAAGCTGCAGGTAAACAATTTGTAGCTCAACCTAAAAAGATTGCAGCTAAAGTAAAACCGTATAGGAAAAAAACATGAGGAAATATTTTAAACGTATTCTACGTGCAGTGCTTAATAGGGATTGCCCCTGTAATAAATGTGAGTGTTCATGAAAAATCTTACGGAAAAACAACAGTTATTTCTGGATGTACTTTTTGAGTCTGCACAGGGTGATCCTGTAAGGGCTAAAAAACTTGCAGGGTATTCTGATAATGTTTCCTCCACTAGTATTACTTCAGTCTTACAAGAACAAATTGCAGATCTTACTAAAAAGTTTATTGCAGCATCTGGAAGTAAAGCTGCCTATTCAATGATGCAAATCATGAATAACCCAACTGATCTAGGCAACAAAGAAAAAATGGCAGCAGCTAAAGATTTCTTAGATAGAGCTGGGTTTGTTAAAACAGATAAAATAGAAGTTAAAGCAGAGAGTCCTTTGTTTATACTGCCACCTAAATCAAATGAAGATTAAAAAAACTTGGCAACTTCCCCAACCAAATGAGGTAGAGGGAGAATATGAATGGCTTTCAGTAGTAAGAGTTGGTAGGGTTATACCATTTGGCTATAGACAAGACCCCGAAGACTCTGATATACTGTTACCAATCCCAGAAGAGTTAGAATTATTCGAGCAAGCTAAGAAGTATCTTAAGCAATACAGTCTCCGTGAGGTTTCTAATTGGTTAACTACTACCTCAGGCCGCTACATCTCTCATGTGGGTCTAATGCAGAGGGTTAAACTTGAGCAAAAACGTAAGAAAGAAGCTTCAATCCAACGCTTCTATGCAGAAAAGTACAAAGAAGCCGCAGAGAAAGCCGAAAAGCTCGAAAACCAACGTATCGGTGCAAGAGTTAGAAAAGATAACAGTGCCAGCACAGGTCAAGCCGCCTGAGTTTGAGGTAGAGAAAGCAATTAGAGAGATTATCTTTGAGCCTAATCCAGGTCCACAGACAGATTTCTTAGCTTCTACTGAACAAGAGGTACTATACGGTGGTTCTGCAGGGGGTGGCAAGTCATACGCCATGATTGCAGACCCAGTACGTTGGTTGAACAACCCACATGCCACTATGTTGCTGGTACGTAGGAGTACAGAAGAGCTAAGAGAGCTTATATCTGTTTCCAAGCTCCTTTATCCCAAGGCAATACCTGGGATCAAGTTTATGGAACGGGATAAGACATGGGTTGCACCCTCAGGTGCTACTTTGTGGATGTCCTACCTAGATAGAGACGATGATGTGATGCGGTATCAGGGACAGGCCTTTAATTGGATAGGCTTTGACGAGATGACGCAGTGGCCTACGCCTTATCCTTGGGATTACATGCGCTCAAGGCTACGTACTACTAAAGATTCAGGGTTACCTCTCCATATGAGAGCAACAAGTAACCCAGGAGGTCCAGGTCACCAGTGGGTTAAGAAGACTTTTATTGATCCTGATGTACCTGACACTGCTTTCTGGGCTACTGACAGAGAAACAGGAGAAACTATCACTTGGCCCTCAGGTCACAGCAGAGAAGGTGAACCACTCTTTAAACGTAGGTTTATACCTGCCACTTTGTTTGATAACCCTTACTTAGCAGAAGATGGCATGTATGAAGCTAACCTTCTGTCGTTACCTGAGCATCAACGCAGGCAATTGTTAGAAGGTGACTGGGATATTAATGAAGGTGCAGCCTTCTCAGAGTTTAATAGGCATATACACGTAGTAGAACCTTTTGATATACCTGATAACTGGGCTAAGTTTCGTGCATGTGACTATGGTTACGGGTCTTACACAGGGGTTGTATGGATTGCAGTAGCTCCTAATGAGCAACTGATTGTTTACAGGGAGATGTATGTATCTAAAGTTATTGCTACTGATTTAGCTGATATGATATTAGATGTTGAATCTGAGGAGAAAATACGTTATGGTGTACTCGACAGTAGTTTGTGGCACAAGCGTGGTGACACCGGCCCTTCCCTAGCAGAACAAATGATTATGCGTGGGTGCAGATGGAGACCTGCAGATAGATCTAAAGGTTCTCGTGTAGCAGGTAAGAACGAGTTACATAGAAGATTACAAGTAGACGAATGGACTGAAGAACCTAGATTAGTGTTTTTTAATACTTGTTCTAATATTATCTCTCAACTACCAGCTTTACCTTTAGATAAAAAAAATCCAGAAGATGTAGATACACATGCTGAGGATCACCTATACGATGCTTTACGGTATGGAATTATGACAAGACCCAGAAGTAGTTTGTTTGATTATAACCCTGCATCTAATCCAGGTTTTCAAGCAAGCGACCCAACCTTCGGTTACTAAGGAAAAATAATGGAAGAAGATGATTTCTTTGAAAATGAAATGGCTATGGATTCAGTGGAGTCTAATGCCGTAGAGGATATGGACGAAGATAGTTATTCTGATCCTAATGCAGGCACTGTAATTGGATTTGTGAGAGCACACTACTCCAAAGCTTCTACTGCAAGAGAGACTGAAGAGACACGTTGGGTACAAGCTTACCGTAACTACAGGGGTCTCTATGGTCCTGATGTACAGTTTACTTCTACAGAGAAGTCTCGTATCTTTGTTAAGGTTACTAAGACAAAAGTTCTTGCTGCCTACGGGCAGATTGTAGATGTTCTGTTTGGTAATCACAAGTTTCCAATTACAGTTGACCCCACTACACTACCTGAGGGTGTAGCTGAATCTGTATTCTTTGAATCTAATACAGATATGCAAAAGGCTAAAGAACAATTTGGATCTCAAACTTCTTCTCTACTTCCTGGAGAAACTATTGTAGATCTTAGAGAACGTTTAGCTGGTGCAAAAAATACACTAGAGCCTGTAGTAGATTTGCTTAAAGAAGGTGAAGGTGGGACTGCTACAGAGATTACTGTGCATCCTGCAATGATCTCTGCAAAGAAAATGGAAAAG